ATTAATGATAATATTGATCTCTTTAATTATGAATATGTAAATGGAAAAAGAAAAATAATATACATAAAGTCAGTTGATATTGATAAAAAAACAAAAGTTTACTTATCGTCATCAAAGCCTTATTGGTTTGGCAAGTATTTATTCCCGTATTTCGGAGGTAAAGAACCAGCTCCTCACAAAGTAAAAATCAGCGTAATATATAAATAATATGAAAAAAAAATCAACATTATGGATACTGTTATTGTTAATGTTAAACTCTTGTCTATACTACATAGAAAAAGCATTTCTATACATAATTAAACTGTTTGTAAATGACTCCAAAAGAAGAAGCTAACAATCTTATCAAAGAGGTTATGGAAGTAAAAGGAATAAGCATAAATAAAAAAGAAGCTATTCACCTATCTATATTCTTAACCGAAAAAATCCTTAATGAATACGAAAAGCGATTTAAAAATATCACTAAGTCTGAAAATGTAGCTAGGGTTGTTTTGTCTACACATTGGAACAGAGTAAATCTAAACTTAAATAAAATATTAAAAGCCTATATAAATGAAGAAGCTTGACTTCACGTATAAACCCCAAACAAAAACTGGTAGAAAAGAAATAATATCAGTACTAAGAACAGGAGAAATAGACCTGTATTATTTTTACCCTCAGACTAACGAAAAAGAATTTATCAAAACAGTAAAAGTAAAAGACAAACAAAATGGTAATGACCATTAAAAGATTTTGTCAAAAAACCAAAGAGGTTTTAGTTTAACTTTGCATTTTTAATTTTTAACCAATAAATAATCGCTATGAAAAAAGTGGATTGCATCATCAGAAAAGCTCAATTTGATGAGGTGAAATCAGCTCTGTTGGCAGTTAAGGTAACTTTCTTTAGTTACTGGGATTGTACAGGAGTTGGTAACGAGCAGCTCGATAGGAAGTATCGAGGTATTCCATATTCTACTTCTGAAATTCAGAGGAGGTATCTTTCAATCGTCGTTAGTGACGAGTTTTTAGAAAGGACAATTAACGCTATTCTTGATTCTGCCTATACAGGAGAAGTCGGAGATGGTAAAATTTTTGTCACAGATGTGCAGGAAGCATATCGAATCCGAACCAAAGAAAGAGGTAACCAAACACTTAATTAGAAGAAGAAATGGAAATGTTAACAGTAAATAACCTGTGGATGATGGTCTGTACAGGTTTGGTGTTCTTTATGCACCTAGGATTTAGCTTGTTGGAGATAGGACTGACAAGGCAAAAAAATACCATCAACATCCTATTTAAAAACATCTTTATAATCTGTATGGGACTCCTAGTATACTACATAGGAGGGTTCAATCTCATGTATCCAGGTTTTGAAGATGGTAGCATGGGAGTTCTTAAGTTTGCAGGTTTCGGAATAGAAGCTCCTGCAAATGGAATGACTGCCGATTATGCTTCAGGAGGTTATACTTGGTGGACTGACTTCCTATTTCAAGGTATGTTCGCTGCAACCGCTGCTACAATTGTCTCAGGAGCAGTAGCTGAAAGAATTAAGCTTAGTAGCTTTATGATTTTTAGCGTTATCTATGTAGGGCTTGTATACCCTATAGTAGGTAGCTGGAAGTGGGGTGGTGGATTCCTTGATAATATGGGATTCTATGACTTCGCTGGAAGTACTCTTGTTCACTCTGTTGGTGGATGGGCTGCATTAGTAGCTGTATGGCTACTTGGTTCTAGACTAGGTAAGTTTAAAGAGGGTAAATCTTTTGCTATTCTAGGACACAATATCCCTTTTGCAACAGCAGGAGTATTAATTTTGTGGCTAGGTTGGTTTGGATTTAACGGTGGTAGCGTATTAAGTGCTGACCCAGCGTTGACTTCTTTAACCCTTGTTACTACTTGCCTTGCGGCAGCAGCGGGAGGTTTTGGAGCCGCTATTACATCTTATCTTAAGAATAAGACATTAGACTTAACAATGTTTCTTAACGGAATCTTAGGAGGACTTGTAGCTATTACGGCAGGTGCTGACCAAATGAGTCCAAACGAATCTGTTGTTGTAGGGCTTATTGGAGGTATTATAGTAGTCTTTGCGGTTGCTCTGTTAGACAAACTTAAATTAGATGATCCAGTAGGTGCTATCGCTGTTCACCTTGGATGTGGTATCTGGGGAACATTAGCAGTAGGAATCTTCGGAGAATTAGCTAGTGGTAGTCAATTCCTTACACAACTTATAGGGGTTTCTGTAATTGGAGCTTTCTGTCTAATTAGTTCTTTCTTAATTCTATTTACCATAAAGAAAATCATGGGACTTAGAGTTTCAAAAAGAGAAGAACTTGAAGGACTAGACAGTGCCGAGCATGGCATGAGTGCTTATCCAGACTTCAGATTAAACCAACATTAATAACACAGGGGGTTAATTACCCCCTTAATTTTACAAAAATGAAAAAGATATTTACATTTATATTATTAGCTACTACAATACTATCTTACGGTCAAGATAGTTTAAAGTCAAACCTTTCTTTAGAAGGAAGTGTAGACGTTTATTACAGAAGAAACCTTAGTACAAATAGTACAGATTTAGCTCCTGCTACATCCTTTGCTAACTTAAACGGTTTTAGTTTGGGTATGTTCAACCTTATTAGTTCTTACGACACAGAGAACACAGGATTTGTAGCAGACTTGGTATTTGGTCCAAGAGGTGAAGATGCTGTTTTTCTATCTACTGGAAGTTCTAACATTATTAATCAGCTTTATGCTTATTGGGACGTTAGTAATAGTGTGACCTTGACTATGGGTAACTTTAATACTTTCCTAGGGTACGAAGTAATCAGCCCAACAGGGAATTTTAACTACTCAACATCCTATATGTTTAGCTATGGTCCATTCTCTCACTCTGGGTTAAAAGCAGACATTGCTTTGTCTGAAAATTTTACCACCATGTTAGCTGTTTTAAACGCAACAGATGCAACAGAGTTTAACCCTACTAACTTTAATACTTTAGGAGTTCAATTAGGGTATAAAGGTACTTTTATAAATGCTTTATACGGAAAACAAGATGCAAACTTAAAGCCATCTTTTCAAATTGATTTCACAGGTGGTTATGATTTGTCAGAGAAATTTTATTTAGGAATAAATTCTACATATAATGACACTGATGGCAACGGTTTTTATGGAGCAGCTTTGTATCCTCAATATTCTTTTGGTAAATTAACCGCAGGGTTGAGAGGTGAGTACTTCGCTGAAGTTGGAGACGGAGTTGGAGCAATTGGAGCAGACGCTAATGTTATAAACTTTACTACTACTTTAGATTATGAAATTGAAAATCTAAATATAAAGCTAGAGTATAGATTAGACAAAGCAAGTGAGCAAGTATTTGAGCAAAAGGATAACCTGTCAAGTATAGTTCTGGCAGCGGTATATTCGTTTAATTAAAAATTAAACCCTTCAAAATAATAAAGTGTTTTGAAGGGTTTTTAAAGAACCTATAATGAGTGACGTAATAACTTCTGAAGAATTATCTGCTGTTAGACAATTAGGGTACGACAATAATGTAACATACTGTAAGGTATTTGAGTGGTTTAGGAGAAGATGGGGGTATGTGTCTTGGATAGAAAAAACAGGCAGTGAATATTGCTACAAGATATACGCAAGGGGTACTTATCATAGACCCAAAAATAGAACAAACACAAAGTACCCATACTGTAAAGGATACGAAGAAGCTCAAAAGAAACTACTAGAAGAATTAATAATAATAATACAAGAAACAGGATTATGAAAAAACTAACAGCATTATTTTTAATAATTGGATTTAAAGCATCATCTATATGCACCTTTGATGTTTACCTTAGAGAACATAAGAGTTTTGATGGTAAACAAACCAAAATGACTTTTGCAACAGGAGATGAACTAAACAAACTAGGAGCTGAATCTTATGAGTCAGGAAAGCTATACGCTTATGAAGCAGTAAACGGTGAAGCTACTTGGTATGAAATTACAACCACCAATAATTGCGGTGAAGTTTCTTATGATAATTGTATTAAAGAAATGCCTTCAATGTTAGACGCAAAAGATATGTCAGGCAAAGAATTTAAAATAATTATATACAAGTAAATGTTAGTGAAGTGGACGCAGAAAAAGCTTTAAAACAAATAAAAACAGAATGCTGTGACTCAGGCTGGTACGTAGAGGATTCAAAATTTATATGCGAAAAGTGCAATAAAGATGTCACTATTGAAATTATATATACGTATCAAGCAACAAACAATTAAGTATGCCTATATTCGATTACATTTGCGAAAATTGCAAAACCGAAGTTAAAGACAAACTGGTACAGTCTTATAAAACAAAAGTTAAGTGTCCTAAATGTGACACATTTATGATAAAAAAAATCAGTAAACCCAATCTTGGAAACATGAACAAATATGGAAGCAGCTATTAAAAAACACAAGAGGATATGTACCTCTTTTATGTCCAACGCTATTATAATGTTGGAAAACATTGAAGACCTTAAAGAAACCCCAATATGGTCTAGATCTTTAAAGTATTACGGGAATAAATTTATTTCTGAACTAGAGAAAAAGACACTTCCTGTAGAACAGGCTATGCACAAAAATGAAAAAGAAGTTAAGCTAGTTCAACAGATTCAAACAATATATGAAGAAATCTTTAAGGATATGGCTAACATTAATATTGACCAGCTTATAGATCTTAAGTATTTCGTTAAAGACCTAATCTCAGGAGAGGTTATTAAAGTAACGAAAGAACAAGCTAAGAAAATAAAGAAAGTTAATCAGAAAACAAAATGAATAAAGATAGAAAGTTCCAGATAAGGATAGAGGGAGAAGCGATTGTTAAGCTAAAAGAACTAGCAAAACAAAAGAAAGTATCTGTTGCTAAATTAATACGAAAATCAATCAAGAAGACTTATGACTTATAACGAAGACTATCAGAAAGTAGCTGAACGACAAGCTATATTTAAAAAAGAATTTGCAACCCATAAAATCACCACACACTTACTAGACACCTGTGTTATTGATGGTAAGCATCAGGTTATTATTAAGTGTGAGATACTCAACGGCTCAGGCAAAGTCGTAGCAACAGGAATAGCCTCTGAAAGAGAAGGTACTAACAACATCAACAAAACAAGCTGGGTAGAGAATGCCGAAACCTCTGCAATAGGAAGGGCGTTCAGAGCATTAGGTATTGGTGATAACGAGAACTACGCTTCTAAAGAAGAAGTTAGTAACGCTAAAGAAAAGTTAGACACTGTTGAGAAGAAAGAAAAAGTTTCCAAAGGAAAATCCCTTACAGAGAAAGCTAAGAAAAACACCAAAAAGTTAGACCTAAGTTTTATTACAGACGACAGAAAAGTATCTGACTTGAAAAAAATAGCTGATGGATTAAAAATGTTTGGTATTACCAGACTACAATTAACTCCTGCTTTTAAAAGATACGACCAAGAGGGTAAATATAAAGACTTGGCTAACTTTATGGTTACTATGCCTACGGAAGAACTTAAGACTTTTATTACTGAATATGTTGTCAATAATAAAAAATGAGTTATCTAGTAGCCAACCTACCGCAAATACAGTGTTATGTCAGAAGAGAATACCTGTATGATTTTGACGAAGGACATGGAGATTATGAACCATGTTATTGGGTAAGTGTAAAGTCCATATTAGGAAAAGCACTTTACATTGAAGCCTACCTAACTGAATACGGAGCTTTATATGATAAACTACCTATATCAGCTTTTGTCTGGAAAACAGACGTTGATGTTGATACATTTGTTCCATTAGATTACTTGCAAATATGGGATTGTTTTTCGTATAATATAACTGTTATTGAAAAAACGATATTAAAGAATATAGACTGTCAAGTGTATATGAAAGATAAAAAGTACCACAAGGGTTATTATCTATTTACTATTGATAGCTGTCATTCAGAGCCTAACGAATTAAATGTGAGCCTTTCGCAAACACCTAACGAACACAAGTCTTTTAATATTATAAAGATGGATAACGGTCAGTTTGCTGCTCAACCAAACAACAGGGTTTTATTCTATGATCAGTCTTTGACATCAAATAAATTAACTCCGCCAGACTTCAAGGTAAGCACCCATGAGTTCTTCTGTGAGAATGCTCACAAATGGGCTGTAGAAGATGGTTATTTTTATGAGTTTGATAAAAAAGAATAGACAGTGAACTTAATAGATAAAATCCAAAAAGGTAACGATTACTTAATTAATCAATGTGAAGCAAAGCTTAACTCATTAGGAGCGTTAGAGAAAGGAAAATTTACCCCGACAAACCCTAAAGCCTACAATAGATATAAAAAAGAAGCAGAGTTTAGATTAAGGTACGTAGAAGCCGTATCAGAACTGCTTAAACAACATGTACTACTATCAGAAGGGCTGTTAGAGTTTATTAATAAAATAGATAACGAGGGTAATATAGAAGAAGAGGAGATTAATGGTTTAAGAAAGTTTGCAGAAAAATATAAATAATGATTACTAGAGACAAACTTGAATCCCTCTTAGGTAGAGGGTATAGCATAATACCGCTTAAAAAAAATAAAATACCCAACATAAGTTCTTGGCAGAAATACACCAAAGAACTTTACAAACTAGGTGACGATATATCTGAGTTTCAATCTGTAGGACTTGTAACAGGTGAGATAGCAGGTGTTCAGGTTGTAGATGTAGACGCTAAATACTGGATAGGAGAAGGTGACTTTATGGAGCTTTTAGAAGACAGAGTAGAACTCTTCTGTCCTGGGCTTTGGAAAAAGCTGACTATCTCGACAACAAAAAACAAAGGCTTTCACCTCTTATACAAAGTGGAAGGAAAACAAGAGGGAAGTGTTAAACTTGCTCAAAGAGAACCTACAGAAAAGGAAGCTAAAGAAGGACAAAAAAGGCTAGTCCTTTTAGAAACTAGGTCAGCCAACGCTTATGTTGTTTGCCACCCTTCTGAAGGTTACGAGATAGAACAAGGTAAGCTTCTTAATTTAAAGTTAATTACCCAAAAAGAAAGAGATACTCTTTTTGCTTGTTGTAGAACTTTTGATGAGATTCTACCTCCCGTATTTCAAGAGAAGCCACAAGTTGTATATAACAGCGTAGGGATACCGCCTTGGGATGCTTATAACGACGACAACCACCATTGGAAAATGGTTATGGAAAGTCATGGTTGGGAATTAAAAGAAGTGAAGAATGAGAAAATACCAGTTGTAAGACCAGGAAGCAACAGTCCTACATCGGGTAACTTTTCAATAGCACACAACCTGCTTAGAGTATTTAGCACATCTTCAATATTTGATAGCACTAGATCATATAGTCCTTTTGGAATATACACAGTACTACAATGCGGAGGAGACCCTAAACAAGCTGCTAGGGAGCTTAGAGATATGGGCTATGGAACTAACCCAGAGTCTAAGTATAAAACCAAAGATGAGCCTGTTGATATTGATAATACCCATGAGTTTA